GATAGATAACAACCGCATCTTCAATCATTCTTAACTGATTAAGTGGCTTTATCGCCTTATGCAAATAAGAAATAACAAATGTATTTCTGGCATCCATTAAGCCAGAGTTTACATTGACAATAGAATCTGGCGCAATACGAAGGCCTTGATTGACCTGTGCGCTATACATTTGTGTTGTGGTACCGCGGTCATTGTAAACATAGTATTCAGCAATAGATTCAATAATTTGTGCCGCAGTTTTTGGATCTCGTGTCTTTTTAATTTCACGAACCTTACGAATCTTGCGTGGGTCTATGTAGCGAAGCTCTTTAATGCCTTCTTTTGGATTTTTTTCATCAACAACAACTTGAAAATAAATTCGCCCATCAATGTACCATCTTTTAAACAAATCGTCTGCAAGATTGCCAAAATTAAGCAATCTTAAAACAGTTTCAAATTCTTCAGTAATTTTTTTCTTAATTGTTTCTGGTTGCTTTAGTTTATCAGTTACAATGTTAACCGTGCGGCCAGATGGGTCGTGACTAATTGCCTCATTGACAATATCATCAATGGCCATTTCCAATTCTGGATGATTAGCCATTTCACGATATCTTGTAATGAGTTCTAATTCATTTCTTACAGCACCTTCAAGGTCAACATATGTGCCATAATAAGCATTTTGTGTGATGGTAACTGCACCATCATCCAATGCTTCAGTTGGAAGAGTAAAGGATGGCTGGTCAGGCGATTGTTGCTTGACTACATCCTTTGAACCTAAGGTGAACCCGAAGAGTTTAATTGCCATTAAAAATTCATCCTATAAAAATGAAGAAAGGCCGAAGCCTTTCTTCTTATACTACACCAGTCTCAATAGATTCCCACCATTGATAGGTGAGAGTCACAGAAAACTCCTCAATTGTATCATTTGAACCCCAATCAACATCAATTGCGGTTAAATCGCTTGGAAACAAACCAACAAATCTGTATTTTTTCAAATTAGTGCCTGTTTTACCAAATTGTGTAACTTCACCGTCAACTGTGTATCCGCCTGGAGCAAGAGCAACTGGATTACGCACATTCAGATTGTGACTGTTAATGCCAGCCATCCATCTTTCAAATGCATTACGAATAATAAAATCTTCATCGTTAATTACCGTAATTGTCCAATCAGCAAAAGTTCTGTTACCAACAAATTTGAGTTCACGACCAAAGTATTGAACAGGCACAACACCAAGCGTAGCGCCTGGTAGCTGTGCTGTTTTACACATAAAAGTAAGTTTGGTTTGTGCGTTCGCTGGTGCAGAGAATCCAGGGAACGGCATAGAAACTTCAAATAGATTAGGACGGGCACCGTCACCAACCATCTGACTTCTAAATTCGTTTACATTGAATGCCATTTAATTTTCTCCTGTTTCTCTATTTAGAATCGCCCTACAACCTCATCAAACGAAACTCCTGTGCGAACTGCAACAAAGTTAAGTTGAATGAAGTTAATAGAACGAGCAGGTTTGATGTAGATATCACCAACAAATTCGTTACGGTCAATGACTTCACCAGTATTGTTTGTTTCATCACAGACAACACGATAGTCAGTAATACCACGGCGACCTTGAACATCACGCATATACGGCTCTACCAGATTTATAAACTGTGCTCTGGTAAACTGGTCGTTAAACTCAAACAACGAGAAACGAGCAGCACGAGCAATTGCCTTCTCAAGAACAATAAACAGGCGGCGAACATTGATTCGGTCAAACGCAGATGGTTTGCTCAACATTGTTTTATCGCCAAACAAAACCGTACCTTCACCTTGGAAAGAAACAATTGGGTTAACACCTTTTACATATAGGTCATCACGATTTGTTTTTGTTGGATTAAAAGCCAACTTAATGACATTTTTCAAAATACCGCGATTGAGACCACCCGGTGAGAACCAAGGATCACGCTCAAGGTCGGTACGAGCGCAGAGACCAGCAACATCGCCGTTACATGGTACCCAGCGATATACATCGTTGTATTTGTCGTATTGATATTTCCAGTTACTATCAATGACTGCATAAGAAGAAGAGGTAAGAGTATTGCGATAAGCAACTATATCAGTAACTTCATTACCAGCATTGTTTACACAATCTGCTTTTTCTGGCGATAAAAATACCAAGCAATCTTTGCGAGATTCACACATAGAAATTAAATCAGCTGCAATGGTTCCATTTGCTGGACCAGAAACAACCAGTGAAACATCCACAGAATCAGCATTGTCAAAGTTGTCGTATGCAGTAATTACATTGGCAGAAGAAATTGTTCCATCTACACCGCCAGCAAGCGACACAGTAACATTAGAAGTTAAATTTGCAAATGTGGTGCCAGAAGCTGCCGTGCCCCAATTGGTTGCACCGTTTGCGATTGCGTGATCCATCCATTGAATGTATCTTGATTTAGCTGCAATTACATTTTTGTAAAAGTTTGAATTGCCACTATCATCTTTTGCATCAGAAGCCTTAGATACAAATCCAAATTTCTCAAGAACTGTATCTGCGGTTCCAGTAATTTTGCCATCTTCGTCAATTACAATTACATGAAGTTCATCAAATTTACCAGTTTGACTTGTAGTATATGAAGAGTTGCCTGGTGCAGAAGTAAATTGGCTTGCATATGTCCAACCGGTGTAAGTGTTTGCATCACACATAGAAACTTTAAGAGAGTTACCAAGAGCACCAGCATACCGTGCAGCGAAAGTACCATATGTGTTAGAAGAGCCAGACGAGTAGTTGTTTTCCCAATCGGTTTCGTTTTTAATCAGAACGGCATTGTTTGAAGTAGCGTTCTTAGTAGTGCCACCATTAAAGGCACGAACAATCTTTAGGTTATTTGAATATGCAAGAAAGTTTGCAGCAGAGAACCAGTATTCATAATTCGTAGAATCAGGCTTGCCAAAAGTGTCAGCAAGGCGAACTTCATCAGAAATAGTTGTTACTTCACCAACTGGACCCCATGCAAACGGACCGGCAAATGCGCCAATTGAAGTGGCGACTGAAGGGACAATTGTAGTCAGGTCAATTTCTGATACATTTACCCCAGCGGATAATTGAAATGCCATGGATTTCTCCTTTTGTTAACGGGTCAAATTCGTTTTATTCTCTATTTAGTTTTTTACAAAGTTGAGGATAAGTAGCCTTTTTCGGTCCAAACATCACCAGAGTCTACCAATACCTCTTCTTTGCGACCGTCATCAATGATTCCAACTGGAACTAAATTTTCTTCGTTTGAGAGCCCTTGCTCTTCTAATAGTACCTTGCGAATGTCAATGTTTGTAGAATCTTTAAAATATGACTGTGCGGCCAACCATGCAAAGAGCACCAGACCCATTACCAGGTCATCATTATTACCTTCTTCGGCTGCATAACTATCACGAATACGAATAAAAGTATTCATTTCAGCAATGGTATCAAAGTCATTGACTATTAGTTTGTCTGATTCAACAAGCGTTTTAAGGTTGGCGCAGCCAATCTTTTTGACAGACTTTGTGGTTTTAATACCAAAACTGGTTGACCGTTTAAAGCCGGCAGAAATAGCCTGACCTTTAATGTGGTGGTGCTCAAGTTTGTAAATGTTTTCATATTCTAAATCATAGTGTAAAATATCAACTACCTGTTGGCCAATGTTGTTTGTTTCAATCAATGCAAACGCTTCATTATACCTTGACGCAATAGAGTAGATAATGGTTGGAAAGAATAACAATGGTAACTTATTACTACGGTATTTGGCAACCTGTTTATATGGCACTTGTGACACATCAACCACATTTATAGTTGAATAGTCAGCGCCAACACCCTCTGAACAATCTACTGTTGCAATATACAGATGCCCTGGCAATGGTTCTTCGTAGATATCCAAACCATCAATTGACGAAAGTGGATTATAGAAAGCCAATGACCGCAATTTGGCACCAGAGATAAGTGTGGCTGCCGATCCAATAAACTCAGTTTCAAACTCTTGGCGAAACTGTTCTTCTGAAGTGTTGCGAATTGTTTCTTCACGCCATTTTGCATCACGGCCTGGCACCTGTGACCAATGCACTTCAATGGGTTTATACAGACTGCGTTTTTCTGTGGCATCCACCCACATCTTATAGAAATGATTAAGACCACAGGGCGTAGAAACAATGATAACTTTTGTAGTCTGACCAGATGAAATAACCGGATAGGTAGATGTAAAAAATT